ACGCAATGTGGCAGTTTTGCCGTTGCGTTTTGTTCGTCGGTTGTTCTGTCGATAAGGAGCGATCTTCTTGGCTGTATCGCGTTCTGTCGTTCGCTCAGTTGCATCGCCCGTTATCTCGCCCGTTGTGGGTGAGGCTGGGGGGATCGTGCGATACTCCATTCGTAAAACGGCGGCGAATGGTTGGGGCAATGCTGGTTTTAGTGCATCGAACATTTTGCCCGCCGGGTCAACAATACTATTGAGCTGCACAATTGGGGTGTTGCCAACAACGTTTATGTTGGGGCAGTCAACAACAAACCCAGACGATCAGTACACGTCAATCAATTGGGCTGGCTACGCTTCGACAACTGCGATTCAAAGTTACTTTCAAGGTGCCGTGTCGAGCACACCGTCAAGTTACTCGCATACATGGCAAGTTGGTGACAGATTTACAATGCGGCAGGTCGGGGCGACGGTTGATTACCTAGTAAACGATGTTTCGAGAGTAGTTGGTAACGTCGCGCACAACTCGACGGACCAGATTATCGACGTTGCCATCAACAGCAACGGCAGCATCCTGCAAGACCTAACGTTATTTGTTGATGGCGTGGAGCAGCAAATCGATATTACAGCGTTGCGGGGGTGCGAGTTCGTATGACCGTAACGCTAACAAACGGAACGACAGCCAAGGTTGATTGGGTGCCCCCTAAGCGGATCAGTTCGCTTGAGTTGGACCTTAACGCACAGCTTGGGACATACCAAGATCGGACGGGGGCGAGCGCGGTTACGGCGGCGGATACAGATGGCGATAGCGTCGGCTCATTGTTGGACCAGTCCGGAAATGGCAATCATTTTGTCGCGGCGTCTGATGGGGTGCGCCCAACACTAAAGATTGATCGAGTAAACGGCAGGCGAACACTGCTATTCAACGGAACTGACCAGTACCTACAGCAAGCGACGAGCGACCTTGTTCGCAATCGAACCGAGATCACGGTTTTAGTAGTCGCTAAGTACGCGACACTCACCAACCAGCAAGCACTTTTTGCAGCCAGCACCAACGACGGCAGTAATAATCGCGTAGGACTCTACAAGCGCACGGCGTCAAGTGGCAACTTTCACAAAACCAGCATCATGCGAGGTGATGCAGGGGCGGCCGTATATTCAAGCGGCAGCCTTAGCGTTCCGTCGTCCGTTGTGGGTAATACAAATTGGCACGTCCGAGCGCTGCGCATGTCTTGGGCTGGCAGCACAAACGGGCAGATTGAGGATTATGTAGACGGGCAACTTGCCTGCTGGAATGATTTTACATTTGACAACGACAGCAACGAAAACCCTACGGACGACACGGCGAGTGCAAGGGCGACGATCGGTTGCCTAGGCACACTCGCGAACTACTTGGATGGTGAAATCGCCCGCGTTCTGCTTTGGTCGAAGTGGCTTAGCGACAGCGAGCTCGCGGACGTGCACCGATGGAGCCAGTCTTGGTCGAGTCGTCCCGCACAATCACTTACAGCTCCAACGCTCAACGTGAGCGATCAGGCGTCAATTACGACCAAGCGAAACGAAATCATAGCGGAAGTGTGGAGCGGTAACGGGTTTCCATCGGATGGCTTTACATCGACTAGCAGCAGTGTGACCGATCCGATCTCTAGCATCACGCAGAGCGGAAACCTCCTGCGGGTCGATTCGTTCGTTTGCGACATGAGCGACAACGATGGTGGCGACGATTTCAAATCAATCACAGGCTACGTGTGGTACCCAATCGCAACGGCAGATACAGGACGCCTAACGCTTCTGCCACTGGATCACGGTAACGATTGGAATAGCTCATCGGCAGGCTATCGCGAGCTGATTGTTTCGCTACTCAACGCAGGTTCCACGGTGGTGGGCTGGCCGATGCCCGATTTAGGCAGCGTGTCGGCTCACAACGCCTACCCGGACCCTACAGCAACGCTGAACTATTTAAAATTCTTTATGGACGTTCCGGCGCGGGCGCTAAACGCACTGACCAGCTACTCGGAAGTCTCAATGGCTGGGTTGAGCGGTGGTGCGTGGACAACAACATTGTTCGCTGCCATCGATACACGCGTTGGCGTGTCGTGGGAAGTTGCAGGTTCGCTGGCGAAATACCAATACGAGATCCGCGACTGGGAGCAGAATCTTCCGGGGCTAGATGATCTCGACTACCCCGACTTGCACGTCATGGCCACCGATGCGGGGCGAAACAAATATCAAACATTAAACCGATTTGATACATGCTGCTTTGGGTATCGGCATTTTGTTTCCGGGGCAGATTACTCGCCAACGGTTAGCACTGCGGTCTCTGCTTTGACCGGTTCGGGCAGTTGGTCATTTGCATGGGACGATTCCGAGCAAGACCATACGATGAGCGAGGCGACTCGCGGCGGGATGCTGTCGGCGTTCGGTGTTCTGAGTCCACCCTCGGGTGCAACGCTTGTGCAGTCGATCCTTGATGGCACGACAGCGCCAGACACAGACGGCGTGCTGGAGGACTCGACCGCCAACGATAACGACGCCCAGGCCGTCCAGTCAACGTGTGCATCCTTCAGCGGGTCGCAGGCGTATGACAGCACAACGGGCGTGCTCGACCTATCCGGAGACTTTACGTTTGGCATCTGGCTCCAGTGGACCGCAACAGGCTTGTCGGTGCCCTACGCCTGCCGAACGTCGGGCAGCAACAGTGGCGAGCAGTGTTTAATAATTTGCAACATCGGATCAGCGGGCGACATAACGTTTCGCGTCGGAGGCGTAAACGTTACATGGTCCGGGTCGCTCAACGATGGCAACCCGCACTACGTGCTCTGCACTAAATCTGGCACGTCGCTCGAGTTGTTCGTTGACAACACAAGCCGAGGCACCGGGACCGCAGGCAGTGTAACGTCTGGCAGTGGCCGCGAGACGATCGGTGATAATAGCACCGGTCCAGGAGGCTCCCTGTCAGGTCAGAAATTCAGCGGGCAAGCGTGGGGACAAACGTCGTATACAGGCGTCCTTGGCAGTGGCGCTCGAGAAACGTTGTATGCTCGCCAGATTGTCAGTAGCCCGACAAGGCTAAGACTACTAGCTGAGGGTGCTCAAGTTGCCGCCTATGACGTTTCGGGCAATGGTGGAAGTCTCTTGCCTGTCGCTACGGCACAGTGGAGCACACAAGACTTATATCACTACAACCTTGCTAAAGGGTTTACGCTCAGTGGCTCAGCGAGGATTCCGGCACTGCTGGATGGTCTGGCGGATGCAGCGGGCAATGCGATCACCAACCCGGCTGGAAGCTGGCACAACGCTGCGGAAACCAAGCTCGACCTGTCTGATGCTGGCGGACCGGCCGCGTGGTCGTTTGGAGATCAAATACTTGCGCCAAGCTACTACTCTGAAATCAATTCGATTAAGGCTGAGTCGTTTCGGAGGTACACGTTCTGATGCAAGTCTCACTGGCCCAAACACAAACGTGGACGATTGGCACAACCCTCGTGCTCGATGTCTACACATACGATAGCAGCGACGTATTAACTGCACCGGAGCACGCAATAGCATCCGACGATGTGACGGTTACGGTGGCTGGTGTCGTTAGTTCGTCTCACACCACCACGCTAACAACACCGTCGACAGGGCAGAACCGAGTAGAGATTACCAACCTGACCGCAAATGCGGGTGACAACATAACGGTTGCCGTCACCGCTATTGTGCTCGATGGCAGCAGCAATGAAGTCACCTATACAGCGACGGCTAACTACACGGCAGCGAGCCCCGGTTCAGGCCAGCCGCTTGACGGGGATTCCGTCAGTTGGCCCGTTGGCTCGACAACATCACAAGCAATAACATGCAACCAAGATGTGAGCGGGAAAACCCTGCAGGTCATTTTTGAACCGCTCTCAAGCACAGCAGACGTAGCAACCGTTTCTGACGGGAGTTTGACTAAGAGCGGGGCAGTCGTGACATTTTCGGTTCCTAGTGCAGCATCGCAGAGCGAGCGAACGCTACGGCTTGTCATCCGTGATACCACAACGGCAGAAGTTTACGCCAGCTTGCTGTTTTTCGTTACTTATGACGCTAGGGGGGACTGATGCGATCAGACTACAACTTGACTAGTAATGGCACCGCCGGGCCAGTAACCACAACCGGTGGCAGCGTGCATGTTCAACTGCAGGATGACATTGGGGGCGGTTCGGCGGCGATTCGGATAAACCTTGGATCAGGCTTTGAAACAGACACGACGCTGACAGAGGTTGAGACTAAGGTTCTTGACTTGCCACAAGGGGCACAGCTGGACGTGGTTTTGAGTGGTTCTACGTCTCCAGATTTGAACGTGGTAATTATCCACTGATGCAGACTAGAGTGTGCCAGAGATGTGGCAGGGTCATTAGCGGTGAATGCTGTAAGCCATCGAAGGGCAAGCAGGATACCAACCGGGATGGCTACGATCGCAAGTGGCAGAGGTTCCGCAAGCGTTTATTGATAAAGCGAGCACGAGAGGGCAAGTTGGTTTGTGGAATGTGTAAGAAGCCGTTCGGTGGGGCTAGCCCGCATGCGGATCATATCACGCCGGTGCACTCGCAAGATGACCCGTTGTTTTTCGACGAAAGCAATATCCAGTTTTTGCACCCTGAGTGCCATGCGGAAAAAACACGGAAGGACATGAAAGCAGGTTTGACACGATGAACGCAGTAGAGCCATTTCCTGAAGCCCCAGAAGCTCTAAAGGAGCCAGGGCGGGCAGCTTGGGAGACCGGGCAGGCACTTTGGCTGCAAGGCACGCTCAATAATGCGGACCTGCGCGCTTGGGAGACGTACTGCAGGGCTGTCGATGAAGTAGCGCATTGTGACAAGATTGTCAGCGATGAAGGCGAGTACCACCACACGCAGAACGGTGCCATTATCCAACACCCAGCCATCAACCGTCGGCGGGATGCTGAAAAGACTATGTGGCGGTACGAGCAGGCATTCGGCCTTGTGCCCGAAAAAAGAAACAAACGACCGGCATCCGGTAACACCAAAGGAGTCGCCCAGCGGCCTAAATGATCGCATCCCAGACTGACGAACTTACCCGGCGTTGGATACGCAACCGAAGCGATGAGCTGGCAGCCCAAAACGGTTGCTACTTTGATGCCGAGCGTGCTGCGTTTGCGATTTGGTGGATTGAGCGGTACTGCAAGCTGTACGAAGGTGAGTGGGCCGGTCAGAACGTATTGCTGCGTTCGGGATGCACGGACGTAGACCAGCAGATTCTTGACGACTGGGAAGATGGCGGGCGTGAAAAGTCGCTAGCTAGGCTGGCTCGCTATGAGGACTGGTTTGCGACCGATAAGCAAGTCGATTGGCAGTACGAGTGCACGGCCCGGTTGTTCGGCTGGAGTCGCCATTCGGCTCGCTGGAATCGCGTTATTCGTAGGTTTACAGCGGCTAGCATCTGGATTCCCAAGAAGCAGAAAAAATCGCCAAGCCTAGCAGCACTTGGCGTGCATCTGATTTGCGGCGACGGCGAGCAGGGGGCTAAGTGCTTTGGCGGTGCCAAAGACGGCAACCAGGCGGGCATCGCAATGGCGCATGCAATCGCAATGGTGGAGCAGTCGCCAGAGCTCGCGGCCGAGTGCAAGATCAATCGCAACGAAAAGTCCATTGAGCACCTGCCGACGCGTAGTAAGTACAAACCGCTGTCGAGCGCAAACGAACGCACGAAGACTAGCAAAGAGGGTATCAACGGGCATATCTTGATCGACGAAACGCACGTTGTGGATCGCGACTTTGTGAAAATCATTTCGCGTGCTGGGATCTCTCGAGCTGAGCCGCTGCACATCGAAGTGTCTACGGCTGGGAACAATCCCGATGGCTATGGCAAGGAGCGTCAGGACTACGCCCGGCAGGTTGTCTCTGGTGCCACCCAGAACGATCAGTTGTTCGTGGCTATTTACGAAGCCCCGCAAGACTTGACGGATGAGCAGCTTGCAGAAGATCCGCTGAAGTATGGCAGGCTAGCGAATCCCGCGTGGGGGCATACAGCACACGAAGAAGAGTTTCTGGCGGATTACAACGAGTCACGCCGGACGATTGCGGGTTTGGCTGACTTCAAGATGTACCGGTTGAACATCTGGCAGCACACAGCGAACCAATGGTTGCGGGTTGATGACTGGTTTAAGTGTGCTGGCAGTCTGGAGCTAGATGCGTTAGCTGGTGAGACCTCTGCGGCTGGAATGGACCTATCGAAAACACAGGACATGAGTGCACTGTCGATAGCGGTTCCGCGTGAGGGTGGGTGCGACCTGTTTGCCAAACTGTGGTGCACCGAGTCGTTTGTGCGGGACAACCAAGACAAAGCAGATTTCCTGCGGTGGCAAGACGCCGGGCATTTGGTGGTGATTCCCGGCGACACGATCCAGGAGCAGTACATTCGTGACGAGTTCGCTCGACTGGTTGAGCTGCTGGACTTGCGAATCCTGGTCAAAGACCGTGCGTTCGCAGCGGACTTTGCGAGCTGGTGCGAAGATCAGTATCCCAAGTTACTGCAAGTTGATTATCCGCAAAACGCGGCGATGATGGAAAAGCCGATTGACGACTTCGAAGCGGCAGTGATTGAAGGGCGTTTGCGGCACGAAAACAACGGTTGTCTTAACTGGCAAGCAGGGCACGCGTCGACGTATCCAAACGCTCGGGGGCATCGTATCATCATGAAACCGAAACGCGGCGACTATCGCAAGGTCGATGGCATGGTGTCGAGTGTGATGGCGTACTGGGGAACCAAGCACTTGCCGAAGAAATCGAGCGTCTACCGACGCAGGGGAGTGCTAACAGCATGATTCATGATGGTTTGTTGGTGGTTGGGATTGGCTGCATCGCAACGGCAGCCTTTATGGTTAGCGTCCCGCTCGGTCTGGCCGTTACTGGTGCACCGATGGTGATAGTTGCACTGTCCAAAAAGTCAAAGTCGGAGCCCAAGAATGCTAGTTGAAGCAATCCAAGACGCATTCGCGGCACTGTCGTTTGACGGGGCGAACCCGCGTGACCCGGCTATCAAGAAGATCCTGGGTTTGGGGGCCGAGTCGAAAGCTGGAGTGAGTGTAGATCACGAAAAGGTGATGGCCATCCCGGCGGTCAAGCGTGGTGTGCAGATCATCACGGATAAGATTTTCGGAATGCCTTGGTACGTTTTCGAGGAGCATCAAGACGGCAGGGAGTACGCCAAGGATCATCCGAGCTGGCGGTGCATGACATCGAAGGCGAACACGGAGCTAGATGACGCCACGGTGCGTCAACAGCTTGTGCAGTGGGCGATGACGTATGGAAACGGGTGCGCGGCGATTTACTGGCCTAATGGCTGGCCAGATACGGGTAACGTCGAGCTAGTGCCATTGCTGCCCGACCGCACTTGGCTCGAGCGAGTGCCACGCGACGCAGCCGAGCGAATAGGAGAACCAGGGCTGGCAAACAGCCTAGTCTATCGCACGGAGATCGGCGGCGATGTGGTGCGGTTGGCGAAAAGTAACGTGGTGCACATCAAGGGACTTGGGCCCAATCCGTACTGGGGCTGGGATGTGGTTGACCTGTTGATGGAAGCCTTTGGCGGTGTTATCGCGAAGGAAGAATTCAGCAACCGGTTTTTCGGCCAGGGCGCCACACCTGCTGGCTTTATTGAGATGACCGGCAGTTTAGATGAGGAGTCCGAAGAGACTTACATGCAGTCGCTCAAACAAGCGATGCACGGGTTGGGCAAGGCGCACAAAATCATCGTTCTGGAGGAAGGTAGCAAGTTCAACCCGACTACTGTTGATCCGGAAAAGTCGCAAATGCTTGAGGGGCAAAAGTTCGACGTACGAACCGTGGCTATGTGCATCGGTGTAAAGCCGCACAAGTTGATTGACGGAGCCAACAGTGCGTTTGCGTCGCTGGAGCAGGCCAATCAAGAGCACAAGGATGACGACATTTTGCCTTGGGTCAACAAGCTCAAGAAGGAATACAACACAAAGCTTCTGAGTGAGCAGCAGCGAGAGTCGGGGTCGCATTCGATTGACATCGACGACGAAGATTTGTCGTGGGTGCCGTTCAGCGAGCGAAGCCGTGGATGTGTCGAACTGTACAACAATGGGTTGATAACTAAGGATGAGGGACGCCGCAAAGTCAACTTCGGCCCAAGCCGGGCAGAGCGCGCTAAAGACTATCGCATCCCGGCAAATATCGTCTACGAAAACGACCAGGCGATGGTGGCGAGCAACGCCGCCGGTTTGCCAAGCACGCCAACGCAAGACGAAGGCGACGACGAGGCGGCGAAAATCACCGCAGCCTACGCGGCCAAAGTCAGAAAGCGACTGCACAAGATCGCGTCGGCGAAAGCGAAGGCCGGTTCGGCGAAGTTCCTGGCGTGGCTAGATGGTCTAAAGACAGAGCAGGCCGAAACAGAAACATTGCAAGTGGCGGTGGATGCGACTTACAAAGAGTTTTCCCAGGAGTGCAATGTGATCGCAGAGCGAGCGATTAACGACGAGCAATTATGTGACATGATTAAAGGGATGAGCGATGCGAATTGACCCTACCGAACCGCTGGTCTTACTGACCGAGTATTTGCCACTATGCCAGCAGGACGCCAAGCAATCGCCAGACATTGCACCAACACTTTCCGAGCAAGCTTACTGCTGCGGGTCGGGCGAGTTTATCGCCTCAGATCAACAGAGAACGTCAGCGCGAGTTGCTATTGTCCCGCTGTGGGGCATGTTGACGAAGGTGGGCGGGTTTGGCACGTCCCTGGATGCCTTTGCACAGCGACTAGACCAGCTAGATGCGATGGACGACGTGGTCGGAATTGTGGTGCACACCAAGAGCCCCGGCGGAACGGTAGCAGGCACCCGGCAGGCTGCAGATGCTCTCGACAGAGTTACCCGTGGCGGCAAGACAAAGACCGCGACTTACGTGGACGGCATGATGGCTAGTGGTGCGCTGTGGATCGGTGCGCATTCGAAGAAAGTCATTACGTCGCAGTATGGGGATCACATTGGCGATACTGCCATTGGATCTATCGGCGTTGTCTCAATTTACCAGGAGGCGAGCGAGGCGATGCAAAACGCCGGGGTGAAAACGCACGTCATTCGCGTGCCAGAAATGAAGGCCCGGTTTAATGGCATCGAACCACTGACGGACGAAATGCGGCAGTTGATCCAAGAGCGAAACACGCAGACCTACAACGATTTTCTGTCGGTCGTCAACCGCACGCGGGGGATACCGAAGGCAGAGGTTGAGACGCGATTCGGACGCGGCGAAATGGTATCGCCAGCTGTAGCCGTTGAGCAGGGGCTAGCGGATCAGGTGGGCACCCTACAGGATGCCATCCACGCAGTTAGCGGCACTCGCTACCGCAGCCGCAGCGCCCATGCTGCCGCTCAGATCAATCTGGCCAGTGCCGATTGTCCCGATCTGTCCTGATAAAAAACTTGCTTGACATATAGGCCAGACATGCAATCATAAGGATCCACGCGGGAGAGAGACCCGCACTACATATGAAAAACGTTGGCCGGGGAATCCAAACTAAGTTGCGGATGAGCCGGGCCAAGGGTTAGAACAGCCAAACTAAGTTGCGGCAGTGTCTACCAGAAATCGTAATTACATACGGTTTTCGGTTGGCACTGCCGTTTTTTCGTGCCTCCGAGGGCCAAAATCACTTGGAGGCCACCGAAAATGGCTATCACAATTGCCGGAAAAGAGACGAAGGTGTTGCTCGAAGAGCGCGCCGACTTGTTCAAAAAAGCACAGGCGCACCACGCCGAAAACGAAGACAACTGGACGCCAGAGCACGACGCCAAGCACAAAGAGATGATGGGCGACGTGGGCAAGTATGCCGACGCCATCAAGCTGCGTGCACAGCTCGAGCAGGCGAACCCTGGGGCATCCAATACCCCGGCGGGCGATGGTGGGACACTTGCCCCGTCCAGCCACAATGACGCACCGCGTGGGCCGCTGGACCCGCACGCGTCGCCGGGTGCAAGTCGCCGTGGCGAAGATGCTGCCCGCATGATCGAAGTGCGTGCCGGTCGTGGCTATCACGCCATTGAGGCCGGTCGACGTGGCTCGAGAGAGTATCAAGACGCGTTTCGCCACGCACTCAGCACCGATGTCAAGCGAGCTGGCTTGGACATGACGCAAAGCGTTGGGGGCGATGGCGTATCGCAGTACGCGACGCTCCAAAGCGATGACGCACAGCGTGGTGGCTACATGGTAGCTGACCAAGTCTTTGCCGCTGACTTGCTCAAAGAGGTCGATGATCTGCTGTTTGTCATGCAGCGTGCGAAAGTGCACACCGTGCCAGACGCTTCGAGCCTTGGCATTCGCAAGCGGACGGCGAAACTGTCTAGCTTCGACTGGTCGAGCGAATTGCAGGTAAGCGACCGTGATACGTCACTGAAGTACGGCAAAAAAGTCTTGACGCCGCATCACCTGACTGGTTCGGTCAAGCTCTCGCGTGACTTGGCGCGACGGTCTGGCATGATGGTCGGCGAAGTGCGTAGCGAGCTTGCTCGTGACGGCGCGGAAGCTATGGAAGATGGATTCCTTCTCGGCAACGGCGATCGTAAGCCACTGGGTGTGTTTGTTGCGTCGGATGACGGTATTTCGACCAGCCGTGACCAGACGACGGGCAGTTCTACTAACTTCACCTCGGACGGACTTATCCAGGCCAAGTATGGCCTCAAAGCTCAGTATCGTCGTGGTCAGCGTGGCGATGTGTCTTGGCTGTTGCACCGCGATGCTATCGAAAAGATTGCATTGCTGAAGGACAGTAACGGACAGTACCTGTTCCGCGTCGGTGCTGGCTTCGCAGCCGACAACGGAGCGCCAGAAGACATGCTACTCGGCTTCCCGGTCGACGAGTCGGAGCGTGCCCCTAGCACGTTCACGACTGGCCAGTACGTCGGCATTCTTGCCAACTGGCGTTATTACGAAATCGCCATGTCGCTGGACATGGAGATTCAGGTTCTCGTTGAACTCAACGCACGAACCAACGAATACGAGTACATCGCACGCCTGAAGGTTGACGGTATGCCAACCCTAGAGGAAGCGTTTGTTCGGTTGATTACTAACTAAGTCGGAGGCTTTGACTGATGCACGGAATTGGACTACTTGAAAGCGTCAAGGTCATCAAGACTCATGACGAGGTGACCGCTGGAACGTCAGCTTCCAACGGAACGATCATTGATACCGCCAATGCCGAGGGCGTGATCTTTATCAACGTTTTCGGCACGTCAGCTGCGGATAACGGCGTAAAGGCGCAGCAAGGGGCTGCGTCGAACATGTCAGACGCAGCTGATCTGGTTGGCACGCAAACGCTGTTGGATGGGACTGAGACGGTTGGCGTTGTGCAAATCCACAAACCCCGCGAACGCTATGTGCGGTCGGTTGCGGTGCGTGGCACGAGCACAACGGTCCCTGCCGGGATTGCGATCCTCTACGGCCTTCGCAGTGAAGCGTTTGATAACGATTCGCAAACAGACGTTGCGGCTGAATCACATGTTTCGCCAGCAGAAGGAACCGCCTAATGCTGTTTGAAGCACTAAAGGTTGCGGCTGGAAAGCATAGCTTCCAGCCAGGCCAGGAAGTCGAATTGCCGGAAAAAGACGCTAAGCCACTCGTTGAAGCCGGGGCGCTCGCTCCGCTTTCGAAAGATGGCAAGGTGACTATTCCACCTCAGAAGGCCGATAAGCCAGCAGGCGGAAAGTAGGCAATCCATGGGGCTCAAACGCACGGTTGAACCGGTCGCAGACGCTATCACGATTCACACAGCCAAGAAGGCGTGCGAAATCGGAACGTCTGACACCACGCACGACGCACATTTGCAGCGATTGATTGCTGGTGCTGTGCGCGATGTGGAGCGGTTCACCCGGCGTGCCCTGATTACGCAAACTTGGGAACTGACGCTTAGCGGATTCTGCCACTGGCGGATTCCGCTACCGCGTCCTGAGTTGCAAAGCGTTTCGTCGATCGAGTATGTAGATGACGCGGGTACGACGCAGACGCTATCGCCGTCGCTTTACCAAGTGTCGTCTGGGGATTCGCCGGGGTTCGTGGAGCCAGCGCACAACGAGGTGTGGCCGTCAACGCGACCAAGCACGGTCGACGCGGTGACAATCACCTACGTTGCGGGTTTTGGCAACGGCAGTACGAAAATACCGGCCGAATACGCAAACTTGCTGGCTGAGTTAGTCGTGTTCCGCTTTACCGCGGGGCGGGGCGACATGCAGGTTGACATTCCAAAACACATCAAGTGGTCGCTTGAGTCGCTCAAGTGCGGTGCTGTGCTGGGTTACTACGGAGTCAAGCAATGAGCATCGGCAGTATCCGCAGGAGCACCACCGGGGCAAAGCGGCATCGCATCACTGTGCAGTCGAAAACAGAAACAAAGGATGCTGCACTGCAAGTGGTTGTAACGTGGAGCGATACGTTTACAGGTGAGCCCGCGAGTTACGAATCCGTTAATGGTGGCGAGACTGTTCGTGGGAGGCAAGTAGCGGCTAATGCAACCGCCATTTTCGTCGTTAATTATCGCAGCGGATACACGCCGAGGCATCGCGTTGTTTTCGACGGAACGAACTACGACATAGTGCGAGTGCACACACCAGCCGGAATCAAGCGGTTCATCGAACTTGAGTGCAAGGCGTCGGGTGTTTAGATGGCCAACAAGGTTACGGTGTCCGCAACGGGTGACAAGGAACTAGAGGCCCTGCTGGCACAGCTGCCTGTTTTGGTTGTCGCCAAGGGTGGCCCAACAGATAAAGCCGTCCGCAAGGCGGGGGCAATCGTCAGAACCCGAGCTCGGCAGCTTGTGCCGCGTGGAAGGAAAACCGGAACACGAAAGAAACAATCCAAGAAGTCAAAGGCGATTTGGGATCGCGAATTGCACACGCAAGTGGCCAGCAAGGTGGTGAGGTATCCGAAGCACAGTGTAGCCGTGATCGGGGCAAAAAGCCCGTACGGCAATCACGCTAATTTTAACCAAGAGAAGCCACGCAAGTTAGTGCTCTGGGGCAAGGCAACGCGAGTCAATCCGTACCGAGCTCTGCGAAACTGGATCACCCAAGCGTTTGACGAAACACGCAGCCAGCAGCACACCGCAATGACGCAAGTGCTGCGAAAAGAAATTGACGAAAACATGAGGGGCTAACGGTTGGCCGCGATCGAGGAAGCACTACCAAAGTGGCTAATGGAGTCGGCCCCGGTCGCTGCACTCATCGGGACACGCATGTTTCCGCATTCGATTGAACAGCCAAGCAGCACTTACTCGGAGCTACCCGCCGTCACTTATCAATTTATATCATCCAGCGAAGCGATGCTTCTAAGTGATCGAAGCGGATTGGTTTGGACTCGGCTGCAGTTGGTCGCTTACGGCAATACCATGCGGTCAGCAATGGCCGTTGCAAGAGCACTGAAGAACAACGGAGTGACCCAGCTTAAAGGCGATGTGAACGGCGTCGACATACGTGGCGTTGACATCGTGTCAGGCATCCAAACCGAAGAAGAGTTTATCGGTGACGGCGAGCAAGACTCAAGCAGTCAGCAAACCCGCCACTTAGCAGAGTTTGATTTGATGGTTTCCTATAAGGAGTAAGCCGTGGCAGACACAGGCAACGGAGCAACATTCACGCTGTCGGGCTTCACGGTCGACATTGTCAGTATCACACCCGGCACCCGAGCACTTGGGACAGGCGATCGAAGCCTGCTATCCCACACCGGGTTCATGCGGAAGTTTCTTCATGATCTTAAAGATGCGGGCGCAGTGACGATCGAGTACGAAAAGGATGCAGCCGACGGAGAGCCCACGATTGGTGGGGCGGCGGCGAGCGGCGTTGTGACTTACCCGCTGCAGTCCGGCGAGTCGACGGCGGCCAATATCACTGGCACCGGTTGGATCACCAGCTACACGCCCCCATCGTTTAAGAACAACGAATTGCAGCTTGCGTCCGTAACGTTTACTTACGACGGCGAAACTGGGCCAACTGAAACAGCATCTAGCTAGGGAGTGACAGAATGAGTTTGGAAGTCAAGACCGTACCGCACACCATCAAGCAGCAAACCAGCTATGGCGAAGTTGAAAAGCAGACCGGCTTAGACCGCGTCTACGTCAACGGAAAGCATGCAGGGTACATGCCGACGGGTGAGCAAGACGCGTTTCGCGGCGTGTTCCATCCGCTTAGTGGGTTCCCTCGTGAGCTGTGTGCCTCGGTGGTCGACAAGTGCAAGTCGATGAAAGGCCACTTGGAAGCCCCGCAGCCGCAAGAGCAAGTTGGGGGCAACGAGGAATGAGCCTATTTGATGCACTGAAAAACGCGAAGGTCGCAGAAGAGGTCGTGACGGTTGGCGGGAATGGCTATTTAGTCATCGGCCTGATGAGCGACGCGCGGGAAGAGCTCTTCTCACTTGGGCGAACCAAGAAAGGGGAGCCGAATGGCACGCTAGGCAAGCGGTTCCTGGCGGCTTGCGTATGCGACCCGGCGACGCGTGAACCAATCCAACCCGACTTTCGCGAGTGGAACATTCCGTCGCACCTAGCAACACCGCTCAACATCGCCATTCGCGATGTATGCGGGCTTGACGAAGAGGAAGCCGAGGAGATGGCAAAAAACTCCGTGGGAGCCAGCGACTCCGGTTGATCGGTCGCTTGGCTCTCGAGCGAGGGGGCTCCGCTGTAGACAATCCGATTCACTGGTACGACTCGCTTGCGCCAGGCGTGCAGGCGTTTTGGTCTGCCTACTGGCGAGTTGAGCCCTGGGGGATGCACTGGCACCAGACCGCACAGGTAACAACGGCACTTAACCGGATCTATCACATTATTGCAAAGTGGTTCGGCCATAGTGCTGCAGTTCCAACATTCGATCAATCGATGCCGTCTGACTGGATTGGCGAACCGAGCGAGCGTAACGCGACACCGATCGAAGAGCAGCTTTCTATGGCGTCCAACGGAATAGGAGCGAAGCATGGCGACTAGCATTAACAGCTACAGCGTTTCGCTAACGATGGACGCTGGAAACTACATCAGGAACAGCTCGCTAAGCCGGAAGGAAACAACCGGCCTTATTCGCGACATCAACTCCGCTCGATCGCCTGCCGAACGGTACGAGCGTTCGCTCAACCGTCTCGACAAAGCGCTCAAAGCCGGTGCCATCGACCAAGGCACCTACAACCGCCTGCTAGATCAAGCCAAGACAAAGCTAAACAAAACAGCTAAGTCGACTGATGGGTTTGCCACCTCCCTTAAAACGTTAGCAGGGAGTTACATCGGTTTGCAAACGCTGCGAAGTGGCTTTTCGGCGATCGGTAGCGAGATGCAGCGAATCGACCAAGTCGCAAAGTCGGCCAGAGGCATCGGCGAGACGTTCGCAAACGTCGAGCGGTTCCGAATGGCTGCGTCGGAGATCGCGGGAATATCGGGACCAGAAGCCATCGGGATGCTTGGCAAGCTCACCAAGCGAATTGGTGAGGCCGACATGGGTATGGGCGAAGCTGTCGCCACATTCCAGCGACTAAATCTAAACGTTCGAGAGCTTAAAGACCTGAGCCCGGTTGATCAATTTCACGCGGTGGCGAAGGCGTTCGGGTCAATCGAGTCCCCGACGCTCAAGGTTGCAGAGGCCAACAAGCTGTTCGAAGAGTCGGGCGTAAAGCTTATCCCGTTGCTCAACGCCACCAAGACCGAGTTCCAGGACTCGGCGTCTAGTATCGACAAGTTTGGAAAAGCATTATCGGAGATTGAAGTCTCCAAGATTGAAGCCGCTAACGACGCAATCAATCGGCTGAATGAGTCAATGGGCAGCCTCGCAACCACAATCGCCGCTGAGGCTGTTGATACTGGGGCGGTTGGCTTTTTGGACGACCTAAGCTACAGCATTCAAAGAGTATCTGACGCCGCACAGATCGGCGGATCCGTGATGAAGGACGCGTGGGGATTCGTGTCGGGTGGTGGCATGTCTATTACTCGAATGAGCAAAATGGACCCACTAGACCTTCTGCCGTCAACGTCGGCGACTATCAACAAGATGGTTGATGAGTACGAGGAGTTTATTAAACCAAGGGCTAAGCTCGCCAAGCGGCCTACACCTGGCAGCCAACCCGGCACGATCAGCGGAATTGATGACGCGATGGAATCAGGGCTTAACTCACTAGGCACTTCTATACAAGGCGGCTTCGACCAACTCGGCGGCGTGTTCGGTGCAGTTGGTGGTTTTATTGCACAGGCTAACCAGAATGCACTAAACAACGTCGTAGAAGCTCAAAAGGAATCGCCCGCCATTAAGTCGCTCGAGGTCGGCACGCAGGGAGCCTACGCATTTCTAACTGATTCGATCAACGAGCAAAAGAAGCAAGAGGCGGCAGAGGCAGCAAAACGCGAGCGAATTGCCAAGAACACTGAGAAGCTGGCGGAGAAGATGGAAGAGCTCAAGGCTGCATGGAACAAGATGGGCTTCAGGAGGCTTTAACACATGCCGACACTTGAGGGCGAAAAGCGTGAGGGCGGTTGCAACCTAGCAACTCGCAGCGGCCTGCCAGTGTACGAGGAGCAATGGCACTTCCGCGTACGCGCCGACAGCAAAACACAAGACCGCACCCAGATCATCGGGACACCTGGGCTACCAATACCGGGCGAAAACACATCAGCTGGCGGTTTTGCTTTGTGCTCAACGCTCAACGCCGAACGTGATCCAGGCAACCCGCTTTACTGGAATGTTACCGCGACGTTTTCAAGTGAAGTTGAAGACAACGGCTTAACAACGTTCGTACCCGGGAAGCCAGGTGTCCCCAACCCCATTGAATGGGTGCCGGTCTACGAGACCAAGATGGAGCGAACACAGCGTGTGGCGACGAAGGATCGAAACGGGGACCGCATCGCGAATAGTGCTGGACAAGCGTTTGAAACCGGGTTGACGATTGGCCGATACATCCCAATCTGGGATCTATTTCAGTTCGAGCCAGACACGGTGACAGATGAACAAGTTATCGATCGCAACGAAACTGTAAATTCAGTCACATTCAAAGGAAAAGCTGCTGGCACACTGTTGCTAACCATTGTCGATAGCGTCATTTGGAGATACTTGGCACAGCGGGTTCGATTGACTCGCTACGAGGTGCGTTACAACAAAGAGAACTGGAAGCACAAGCGGTTGGACGTTGGTACGCAATACTTGGACGCAGGCACGCTCAAGGATTTCAAGTCAGACGACAACTCCATCATGCTAGGCTCACTGGACGGTTCAGGCGGGAAGCAGGCGGCAGGCACAGCACCCGCAGTCTTGGAATTCGACGTATTCGACGAAGTAGATTTTCACGACTTTTTAAGGACGTAACATGGCTGACTTATCCAGCATAACGGCAGTACGGCCGACAGCGACAACGACGAAGATTGACGCAACGTACGGGGCAACCATCGCAGCCGGGCAGTCCGTCTATAAAGACACCGCAGATGGCGATAAATGGAAGCTAGCCGACGCAGACAACACGACCGTAACGGCTGGCTCAGGTGGCGTTGGGATCGCTATGACTCCAGGCGTCGACGACGGAAAGGGCATCATCGCAACGGGCGGAAGCGTCATCCTGGTCGGAACAACGATGGCCGTCGGAACAACCTACATCGTCAGCGACACACCCGGTGGTATCAAGCCAACAGCAGACGCGGCAAGCGGTGACAATGTCACGCTTTTAGGCAACGCGGCCACGACAACGCAGCTCGACATCACAGCAGTCGCCACCGGAAACCAAGTACCTTAAACCATGCGCGACAACCACACCTACGGATTCGACAAGCCAGCAGCACAGGCGCTCAAAGCGTCCGTGGGTATCGGCGACGTTGAATACCGCGAAGGCTCGGTTCGGGGGGGCGGTGGTGGCGTCACGTTCTGGCGGTTTTCCCTCAACGCTAATTGGTCGAGCAACGTTGCCGACGCAGATATATTAGAGATGGACGGCACGGATACCGGCACCGATGCGGACGTTGAAGACCCGCTAGGCATCTTTGCTGACTTAGGCAATGGTGATGCAGGTATATGTTTCCTGCAAGGCGGCGTCTATTACGTCATCCAGGCACCATGCCCGACTTAGGAGAGCAACATGCCTAACTGGTTTGGGCCAGATCCGGACGATTGTGGCTGCTGTGCAGATGCTAGCTGCCCGGAAGAAATCTCAATTGAGGTCTCTGGAGTTGGTGGATCGACTGGCACAGACTGCGCAAGTGGTATCACATGCTCTGACATGAACGCTACCTACTTGGTCAGCAGGCCTTATTCCGAGGGCTGTGTATTCCTGGAGTCTTGTTTAGGGCCGCTCCTACCTAACTTCACGCGAATGGTCTACACAAACGGAATCATTGTCTCTTTCGATTCAGATTGTCTGGTTAATATTACGGTGTTTTCGTCGGCACGCCCAAATGGCGGAGTGTCGCAGAATAACCTAGTCAATTACACGCAGTTTTCCGCGACTGCGTCTAGCCTGTCGCTGCCGCACACGCTAACACCCACTGCCACAGTAACGGGCCAAAGCTATGGCGTTGTAGGGGCTTATGGTTGCCAGCTGTCCACCTGGGGATCGCAGGTCAGCCCGCCGAACCTCGCAACGACTCTTTGCGACTTATCTAGCCTAGTGGTCAAGCTGGTCTAATGTTTACTTGTGAGCGATGCGGTCGAACGTTTAGGCCAACCAACAACCTTCCAGTGCGATGTGCTTGCCCTGTAGATGCTTCCAGTCCGTGGCCACGCTGGGTAAAGCTGCTAGCACGCCTGAGAATCGACGCAGACAAGGGCGCAGGCGACACAGCACAACGCATTGCCGCTAAGTTTGGTGGTGAGCGTTACAAGCGATTTGCCGAGCGACTAGGGATACCCTGCGGATGCTCTGACAGGCAAGCGGAGTGGAATAAGTTGTACCCGTACTGATGGACGATTGCGGGCTTGGGATACGCAGCTCAACAGGGGGCTGGACTGCTGGGTGGAGCGACGCATAGAGGGGGGCTAATAACCTGCCAGCCATCGGCCCTGTCGATAGACCTGCCTTTTTTTTCT